TGCTTCATCATTATTAGGAGCCCAAATTAATGTTAACTGGCAATACCTTAGAACCATGGTCTACTCAGACTATGATAATATGGATTACGATGCTATTGTAGCTTCTGCTCTTGATATCATCTCAGATGAATCTACTTTAAAAAATGATTTAGGAGAAGTATTACATATTAAATCTAGTGATGAAGATATTCAACAAATCCTTTATAACTTGTTTTATGATGTATTAAACATTGAATTTAATTTATGGTCTTGGATTCGCCAAATGTGTAAATATGGTGACTTTTTTCTTAAATTAGAAATTGCTGAAAAATATGGTGTGTATAATGTTATTCCTTATACTGCTTACCATATTGAAAGACAAGAAAATTATGATAAAGAACATCCAAATGCTGTAAGATTTAGATACTCACCAGAAGGTATTTATGCTGGTGGTTCTGGTTATTATGGAGCACCTAATTTAGGTACTTTTAATGATAATCAACCTGGCATTTTCTTTGACAATTATGAAATGGCCCACTTTAGATTGTTAACTGACGTTAATTATCTTCCGTATGGTCGTTCATATTTGGAACCAGCCCGTCGTATTTTTAAACAATATGTGTTGATGGAAGATGCTATGTTAATTCATAGAATTTCTCGTAGTCCTGATCGTCGTATATTCTATATTAATGTTGGTTCTATTCCTCCAAATGAAGTAGAAAATTTCATGCAGAAAACAATTTCTACAATGAAACGTACTCCATTGATGGATCAACAAACAGGTGAGTATAACTTAAAATATAACATGCAAAACTTATTGGAAGATTTTTACATTCCAATGAGAGGTAATGATACTACTACTAAAATTGAAACCACTCCTGGTTTACAGTATGATGGTATTCAAGATGTTACTTACTTACGTGATAAATTATTTGCTGCCCTTAAAGTACCTAAAGCATTTATGGGTTATGAAAAAGATTTAACAGGTAAAGCAACATTAGCCGCTGAAGATATTAGATTTGCTCGTACTATTAATCGTATCCAGCGTATTACATTATCTGAATTATATAAAATTGCTTTAGTACATTTATATTCACAAGGTTATACAGGTGAACAATTAACTAACTTTGAGTTAGAATTAACAACACCTTCTATTATCTATGATCAAGAAAAAATTGCCTTATTAACTCAAAAGGTAGACTTAGCTCAAAAGATTATGGAATCTAAATTATTACCTACAGATTGGATTTATGATAATATTTTCCACTTTAGTGAAGATCAGTATGATGAGTATAGAGATTTAATTGTTGAAGATCAAAAACGTGCTTTCCGTAGAAATCAAATTGCAGAAGAAGGAAATGATCCTAAAATGACAGGTAAATCTTATGGTACACCACATGATTTAGCTTCATTATATGGTAAAGGTAGAATGTATACTGAACCGGATAATGTACCTGTAGGATATGGTGATGATGTTAAATTAGGTCGTCCTGAAGAAAATCCAACTGATAGAAATACTCAAGATAGTCCTTTTGGTAAAGATAGATTAGGTTCAGCAGGAATGAAAGATCCAGACAATGAAAATGAATCAGGTGGAATTAGACCTAACTATAAAGGCGGCTCACCATTATCTTTAGAAGCAAAACAAGTGTATCTTAAAAATAAAACTTTAATTGAAGGTTTAGTTAAGAAAATAGCTGTAGAAAAAGATAACAGTGGAGAAACATTGTTGGATGAAAGTAAGTTAAAGGAATAAGAATCTTTATATATTTATAACAAAACCTTTGAGGAATGAACATTAAACATTCTAAATATAAAAATACAGGAATCCTATTTGAACTTTTGGTAAGGCAGATTACTTCTGATACCTTATCGGGAAAAGATTCAAAAGCAACTAGTATACTTAAAAAATACTTTGTAAAAACAGAATTAGGTAGAGAATATAAACTATATGAAACTTTAACCAAATATAAAAATTTAACTGAAGGTAAAGCTGAGGTTGTAATCAATTCGGTTATTGAAACTTCAAAAGGTTTAAATAGAGGAGCTTTAAAAAGACAAAAATATAATGTAATTCAGGAAATCACCAAACATTATAATTTAGAAGAATTTTTTAAAACTAAATTATCTAATTATAAAACCCATGCTGCTTTATATACTTTAATAGAAATATACAACAGTGAAAATTTATCTAATCCTGATCAATTAATTAACAATAAAATTGCTATTTTAGAAAGTTTAACAACTAAACAAGTTAATAAACAAAAAGTAGAAGATGATTTGTTAACTGAGTTCCAATCATATGATAAAGATTTACGTATTCTAACTTATAAAGTAATGTTAGAAAAATTTAATGGTAAATACGCGTCATTAAATGATAACCAAAAACAAGTTTTAAAGGAATTCATCCAATCTGTTGATTCTACTCCTAAATTAAGAGAATTTTATAATACTAAAATTAAAGAAATTAAAGAAGAATTAGATAAAATATCTAAAAAAGTTACAGATAAAGCAATACAAATTAAATTAAATGAAGTAAATAAATTTTTATCCCCATTAGGTAAAACATCTAATGTTGGTAATGATAATTTAGTTAATCTGTTGCAATATTATGAACTTTTAGAAGAACTTATTAAAACAAATGGGTAAATTCAAATACAAAGTAAAACAAGTATCTGAAGATTCAACATTATCTTCTAACTCATTCTTTACATCAGGAGGAGAAGGAGAAAACCATACTGGACCATCACCAAGAAAATCAACTTATGGTGCTTATACTCAGGCTGGTTATAAAAAAGTAAGTGAAGGTCCTGGAGCTACTATGGGTCCTGGTCCTAAAGCTGGTCCAACAGGAGTAACTAAAAACAAATACATAACTGACTTTAAGTATAAGTTAGTTAATCAAAAAGCATTAAATAAAAAAGCCAAAGGAATTATTGTTAAACCACTTTGGGAAGAAACAGATGTTGAAACTTTTTTAAAAGATGCTAGTATAAATAAAACTTCTAATAAACAATTTATTGGGAGTAGATTATTAGCGTTTGACGCTATAGAAAGACAATTAAATGAATTGATTCCTCTATTACAACAAGCAAAACATAAGACTATGGATTACTATAAACAAAATCCAGATTCATATAGTGTTGTATTTGGAACTGATTTAGCTCAAGATTATTTAAACGACGTAATAGAATTATTTAAACAATAAAATATGGCAAATATACCCGTAAACGCAGCTGCAACTGTTATAAGTGGATCTGGATCAATTACTGGTTCATACGCAGGATTTACAGTAACTACAACTACTGTATTTAATGGATTAAAAGATGTTAATGGCACTCCTATAGCCTCACCTTCTTCCCCATTAACCTTTACTAACACACAAACTATTCCTATGTTTGTTACTAGTGCTTCTATATCTTCAGGAGCAGCTATTTTTTATATTTAATATTTATAACAAATGGAAAAAACATTACAACAACAATACGCTCTTATTAAAGAAGGTAAAGGAAGCAAAGACGACTTTTTAAAAAGTGCTCGTCGTGTGTTTCCTGAATTTATTACCTCTTTAACTGATTATAAATCAGCTGTTAACATTTTAAAAGGTAAAAGTATTTTATCTGAAAGTGTAGGAGGTATTGTTACTCAAAACCCTAATAAACCTGACTGGTTTAAGATTTTTAACACTAATATAAAAGAAGCAGTAGGTGTTAAAGATAAAAAAGAATATGGTGATCAAAACAAATTTGAAAAAATTGACAAAGAAGTAGCTAAAGATTTAGCTAACCAATTTGACAATAATGACCCCAAAAATATTGATAATCTTTATGGTCAATCATTTTTAATGGGTTATTACACTGAAATGAAAGATCCTAAAAACGCTGAAAAAACAGTTGATGAATTAAAAGCTATTGTTGCTAAAAACATGGCTAAAGATATTAATTTTTATCATACAAATGCATCCTTTGGTGTTAAAGGTATTGGTTATGTAGATAACGCTCCTAGTTTAGGTGAACCTGTAGCTCCAAAAGGTAAATACAAATCAAGCGGTTACGGTGA